TTACAATCTAATAACAAACTTGAAGGATATAGAAAAAACAGATCCTTTGTTAAGAATACATGGCAGGAATTGAAGAAAAAGATTGATGAATTTTGGAGGATGAAAGAATTATCCCCAGAAGAGAAGGAGTACGCCGAGAAGAATTATCTTAATAGGGATTCCTCAGACTTCTACACCAAAGATCCTTTGACCAAGAAGGGGCAGAAGATTCTTGCGGCCATGAAGAAAGTTTATGGTGAAGAAAAGGGCGAACAGATCTTTTATGCCAGCAGGAACAAGGGAACGATTAGTGGAGTGGATAGTAAGGGAAAAGATGACGCCCCAGACAACCTTCCAGCAAACTATCTTGATAAATTGGAAAAAAAGATTAGAGATATTATTAAGGCCAATGGTGATAAAGAAAAAGCAAAGAGGTTGCTTCATGAGTTGGAGAATACCGGAGCCAATAAGTTTCCTGACTTGCATAAGGCACTGGATGCGGATTACAAAATTAAAGAATGCCCCAATTGTAAGAACCAGTTGACTTATTCCGGGGAAGAGAACGGCAAGATCAAATATAAATGCGAGCTTTGTGGAAAGAGTTTTGTAAGTAAAGACTCCAAAACCAAAGACCAAGAAATCAAAATCATTATTGGTGACGATCCTGTAAATCCCAGTCCTGCCGAACAGAAGGTTGAAGGCAACGGTGATATATGAATAGACTTGATTTTTTGAAAAAGCAGATACACTTGTAATTGTAAATGGGGATGGCAATGATGTATTATATTACAGAGCAGTTAAGTGAGCATATTGGAGAAACTCCTGAAGGTTTTTTGTTGTGTAAAGATGTTCCTTTAACGAGAACAGGAGTATTTGAATATACCGCTTCCGAGGTTCCTGTTGAAGCTTCTCTTGATGGTATGGTTAAGATTCAAAGAGATGATGATGAAGTATTCGCACAGAATACTATTGCATCATTTGAAGGAAAACCGGTCACAATAAATCACCCCGAAGGAATGGTTACTCCGGAGAATTGGAGCGAGCTTGCTCATGGTGTTGTTCAGAATGTAAGAAGAGGGGATGGAGAACAGGCAGACCTTTTGTTGGGAGACCTTTTGATTACAACTAAAAAAGGAATTGAGCTGGTAAAGTCTGGATTGCGGGAAGTTTCCTGTGGATACGATGCTCAATACGAACAGATTGAAAAGGGGAAGGGGAAACAGAGAGAGATCATTGGCAATCATGTTGCCTTGGTTACAAAAGGGAGAGCAGGGAATAGATGCACTATTCAAGATAGTGGTGACAAGGAAAACAATATAACGACGAAGGAGGATATTTATAAGATGAAAGCTAAAGATTTGTTCAAGCGCATCTTTCCGAAATCCCGATTTGCCGATGCTTTGGCTGATGAAGATTTGGGTGAGCCTGCACCGGTAGAGGGAATGGATGATGTGGAGAAAGCGCAGCAGGCCGCAGCAGAAGCCAAAGCGTCCGCAGAGCAGGCAGTTGAAGCGGCACAGCAGGCAGCAGAAGCAGCAAAACAAGCCTCTGAAGCAAAAGAGGTGGAAGAGCCTCCTGCCGAAGAGCCTCCGGTGGAAGAGAACATTGAAGATGAGTCTCCTGATCTTGCTTCTATTGTTGAGCGTCTTGATAAACTGGAAGCCCTTATTCAGGAACTTATCAGGATCGAAACTGAAGAAGGTCATGAGGAACTTCCTGCTGGCGATGCCGAGGGGGAAGAGGGGAAAGAAAAAGACCTTGAAGAAGTTCAGGACGACGAAGGAGAAGAAAAAGAAGAAGGTTGGGAAGAGGAATTCAATGATGTAGCAAGCAATGCGGAAATCATTGACCCCGACATCATAGTTACTCCGCCCAAGACGAAGGACGCTGCTCCCAGACAGATCAAAAGGATTAAGATGGTTGCATTGAAATCCGCTATGACCTCTGACAATGCTCCGATCGTCAACAAACTGCTGAATGGTAAACAGTTGGAGGCATTAAAGCCTGAAGAACTGGATGTTGTATTTCATACCGCAAGCAAGATGATCGCAAAGGTAAGAGATTCCAAAGTTCAGAAATCGACGGTAGATGCGAAGAGTTATTTCAAAGGTATCTCTTCGGAAATTGAGAAAATCAATAAAGCAAATAAAAATTTCTGGAAAAAATAGAGGAGGATTCTAACATGAGTAACGCTTTTATTACGAGAATGCCTGCTGGAATTGCAGGAGACGTGACAAGAAGGGAACATGCTGACATTGAACCGCAGGTGATGGATACTGACTATCCTGTGCTTCGTTATGGCGAGCCTGTTAAAATGGTGGACGGTAAAATTCGTCCGATTACGACTGATGATGACATCGATGACATTTATGGATTTGGTTGCCGTGCTTATCCGATTCAGACTTCTTCCAATGAAGCTCTGGGAACCGGAACTCCCCCGACCAATCTGCATTTCGATGTTCTGCGACGGGGTTACATGACCGTAAAGGTTCAGGACGGAACTCCTGTAAAGAATGCTTCCGTTTTTGTTCGCACGGTTGCTGCCGATGATCCGACCGCACAGCCCATTGGCGGTCTGGAATGTGACTCTGACGGCGGTGATTGCTTTGAGATCACCAATGCCAAGTTCATGGGTGAAGCTGATTCCGATGGCAATGTTGAAATTTCTTATAACCTGTAAAAAGTACAGATTCTGATTAGGAGGAAAAGATGATTACATACGATAGAATGACGATTGATAGTACCGGAGCATTTTTGATTGGCGAGCTTGAAAGACTCGATCAGACGTTGCATGAGCCCCTTGTCAATATTACATGGGGCAGAGACATTGATCTTCGTGAAGATGTTTCCATTGCTGATGATTCTTCGAGCTTCACGAATTCTACCTTTGCGGCTGCCGGTAGCGTTCAGTCCAGCGGTAAGAACTTCATTGGCAAGGTTTCCAATGCTATTCCCGGCGTTGCGGTTGATATTGGCAAGACTTCTCAGCCGTTGTTTCTCTGGGGCATGGAAGTTTCTTATACCATCCCCGAACTGATGTCCGCACAGCAGTTGGGACGTCCGGTTGATGCCCAGAAGTATCAGGGTATGCAGTTGAAGTGGCAGATGGATATTGACGAAATGGTTTACATCGGTGACACAGCAATGGGTAAATACGGTCTGTTAAATTCCACTTCCGTTACCACGAGCTTTGTTGATGCTGGTGCTGGTGGAACGACCCAGTGGACGACAAAGACCGCCGATGAAATCCTGAAAGATGTCAATGATCTGATTTCAGATTGTTGGGCTGCTGCTGGCTACGCTGTTTGCCCCAGCAAGCTTCTGTTGCCTCCGGCACAGTTTGCTTATATCACCTCTCAGAAGGTGAGCACCGCTGGCAATATCAGTATCCTGCAGTTCCTTGAGGACAATTGCATTGCCCTGAAGATCAACGGCAAGAAGCTTGACATTCAGCCCTGCAAATGGCTGGTGGGTCTTGGTGTGGCTGCCGGTTCCCCGTCTGCCGCTACCGACCGTATGGTTGCATACAGTCAGGATAAGAATCGTGTTCGTTATCCGTTGGTTCCGTTGCAGAGGACTCCGTTGGAGTATCGGTCGATTTACCACATTACCACTTACTTCGGTAAGCTGGGTGTTGTGGAGATCGTCTATCCAGAATGCATCCTGTACCGCGACGGCATTTAGAAGCCAAATAAAAAGGAGAATTTGTTATGGCTACAAAAATTAAATTTAATGTCCCGGCGCAGATTAAGAATGCTAGCGGGAAGCGGGAGACATATAAACCTGGTACTTATGATTTTGATGATAAGGTGGTTGATCACTGGTTCATTCAAGGTTTGATTGCTTGCGGAAAGGCAGTTATTCTTGAGCAAGCAGTCAAGTCTGAACCGGCTAAACCAAAGCAGCAGGAGTTACCTTTTACCGCTCCTGCTGCTAAACCGGTTCCTGTTAAAAAACCTGAACCGGCAGCTCCTGTTATCGTTAACTTGGGAACAAAGGAAGGAGTTGAGATTGAAGAAATCAAACCTTCTGCTTCCAAAAAGAAGATAGAAGTCAGTGAATCTATCGCTGCTCCGAAAGAAGCTGTCAAGGCTGGTTTGAGAAGAAGGAAGAGAAATTAGTCAAGGAGAAAAGAGATGGCTACAGACACTTGTGAATTTAAAAAGGTATTTCCTGAGTTTGCTGATGATAATCAATATCCTCCAGCACAGATTGAATACTGGGGGAGAATAGCAGAGCTTCGTCTAAATGCTGACCGTTGGGGGAATTTGCTTACTCATGGAAAATATCTTTTTGTTGCTCATAATATTGCTTTGTCTGCGCAAGCGGTGGCAGCGGCAAACCAAGGATCAAGTGTTCTTCAGTCAACAGGCTTGATTGCAGGAAAGAGTGTCGGAGACGTTTCAATCAGTTATGATACCAGTGCCTCAAAGGAAGAAGACGGTGGTAATTATAACTTAACTCGATATGGTAGAGAGCTTTTAAGACTGGCAAGGATTGTAGGTATTGGTGGTGCTCAACTGCTTTCTGCCGACACAACGGTTCCTTATCTTGGTGAAACATGGTAACGGTTCAGATTCAAAGAAAAGTCAATATTGATCTTGATAAGGTCTTGGCTCAATTAAAGAAGAAGGCTGTTTATGTCGGCATTCCGAAAGAGAACAGCAAGAGGGATGATGGAGAAATGACAAATGCTTCTTTATTGATGATCCATTCAAAGGGCAGTCCTCTTCGTCATCTCCCTGCAAGACCGGTCATTGAACCTGCAATTGAAGATGAAACCAATAAAGCAAAGATTTCCAGACAACTAATTGCCGCAGCAAATAAGGGATTAAATGGCGATCAAGCTGGATTTGTTGCCGGATTAAATGCTGCCGGTTTACAAGCGCAAAATGTTTGCAGGGAGTGGTTTAAGAACCCGAAGAACGGCTGGGAGCCTTTAGCCCCTTCTACCATCCAAGCAAAGATTAGGAAATATGGTAAGGGCAAAAAGGTTGATACCTCCAGCATTGTTCCTCTTATTGACACCGGAGAAATGAGAAAAGCGATTACGTACGTGTTGAGGGATGCATGATTAATGTAAGAGAGCTAATTACTGATCCGGATTTTTCACAGAAGTTTATTGTGTATCGCAGTAACGGTTCTTTTGTTGATGGTGTCTGGACGGAAGGAACACCGATACAGATTGAGATGCTGGGTGTTGTAACGGTTATGAGTCCCAGAGAGCTTCATCAGTTGCCGGAAGGGGACAGAGTTTCCGGCGGTATGAATTTTCATACCAATCAAGCTTTATATGTTTCCAGAGAAGGAACGTATGAAGGAATCTCCGATAAGATTTACTGGAGAAACAATTACTATAAATTGGCAAGCGTTCTGCCCTATGCTGATTACGGGTATTACAAAGCTTCAGGGGTCAGGACAAAGGGTGCTTAAATGGCCGAAGATATTTATTTGACATTATCTGAACTGCAAAAGATTTTTTATGATCTTTTCGTTTCTATGTTTGATGGGAGTCCTACTGAATGTCAGGTAAGATGGTCTTGGCCTACACAGGGAGCGCCTGCATTTGGGATAAGAGATAACATTGCTTTCCTTAAAATATATGATGATGCCAGTACCATGACTGTTCAAAGAGAAGATATTTATTCTCAAGAAAGTGGTTTACCCAATATGTCCACCGGTTATACCAGAACATTGAGATTGGATTGTATTTTTTATGGTCCTAGTTCATGGGAAAATGCAACAATCATCAGAAACAAAATGTTTTGGCAAGAGCATCATGACACTCTGGCACAGTCAAGTATTTATTTGGTTCCACGGTTTGACCCTCCGAAAAGAGTGCCGGAGTTATGGCAAGGGCAGTGGTATGATAGGTCTGACTTAAGTATGACCTTTAATGAATTGGTTGTACTTAATCGTGAAGTTCCCTACATTGAGAAAGTTCCTGTGGGGGTTTATAATAAGGATGGATTACAAATTGACATCGACATTGAATAAAGAGAGGTAAAATATGACGACACGATCCTTGGATAGTATTGTTGACATTCAGGTGTTGGTAAGTCCGCTTGCTGCTGCAAGATCATCGTTTAATCAGACGTTGATTATCGGAGATACCAATGTAATTCCCGTATCAGACAGATTAAAGTTGTATGAAAGTGCGGCAGAAGTATTGGAAGACTTTGCTCTTACCGATCCTGAGTACATTGCTGCGAACATTTATTTCTCCCAGTCACCTGCTCCCGATAAGCTTTGGATTGGCCGTCAGGATTCCAGTTCTGGTGAAACCCTTGTTGAGGCTTTGCAGGCTTGCCGTGAAGCCAGTACAGAGTGGTATATTGCCATTTGTCTTGGAGCAGAGTATGCGGACCATGTTGCCTGTGCGGCATATATTGAAACCGCAACGCCTTCCAGCGTGTATGCATACACTACCAGCGATGCAGATTGTTTGACTGGAACCGCTTCTCCTCCGGACATTTTCACTTATCTGAAATCTCTGGGTTATAGCCGATCAATCGGCCAGTATGCAACGACTCAAACCGCAGTTTATCCCAACAACATTTATGCAATTGTTGCAATTATGGGTTATGCTTGCGGTCAGAATTCTGGTTTGGCCAATTCTGCGTTTACTCTGAAATTCAAACAGGAAACGGGTATTGCGGTTGAACCTTTAACCTCAACGCAGATTAATATAATCGAAGGAAATTATGGTAATTTGTATCTTGACTATGCCAATTATTACACCATTTTTGAACAGGGTAGAATGGCCGATGGAACCTTCTTTGATGAGCGGATCAATCTTGATATGTTCGTTAACAATCTTCAGTTGACGATCATGGATCTTCTCTATCAGAACCCGAAGATTCCGCAGACCGATGCTGGTGTCACCCAGTTGATTCAGGCTTGTAATGAAGCTTGTGATGAAGCTGTTCGTATCGGTTTCTTGGGACCGGGGACATGGACAGGACCGAATATTCTGAATCTGAAAACTGACGATCCACTTCCTGCTGGTTATTTAGTGCAGGCAGAAGCATTGTCTACCCAGACACAGGCTGATAGAGAAGCCCGTAAATCGGTTCCTCTCTACATCGCAATTAAAGAATCCGGAGCCGTCCACTCAGTTTTGGTGGGAGTCTACGTTAACCGATAAGAGGCCATTTAAATGTTTGGTTTATTTGATCATACAGTTTACAGTTTCTTGGATTTGTCGGGTGTTATTTCTCATCCGGCAGTTGGCAAATCTTATACCTTTACCGGCCAAGGTGTCGGCAGGGTTGTTGTCAGTATGGAAGAAGATAAAACCTTCCATGAAATTGGCGTTGATGGAACGGTGATTTTAGGAAAAATTCCGGGCGGTGCCGGGAAGCTTATAATTGAATGTCAACAAACCAGCAACATTCATAAATGGCTTTTGCATGCGTATCAAGTTTTAATTAAAAAAAATGCCAAAGAGTGGGGCAGGATGACGGCTTTTTTGAGGAATCTCAATGACGGGACGAAACATACTTTAAGAGGATTGTCTTTTGAAAGGATTCCAGAAAAGTCTTATCAAGCTGAAGGCCAAATGGTTACGTGGGTTTTATGGGCAGCGGATATTGACTCCTTTGCCCCTAATCCCAGTGGTGCGGGTCAGTTGTCGGCTCTTGCCAAACGTTGGTTATCAAGATTTTAAATAGGAGGAATAAAGATGGCTGAACATACTACTTATAGTTTCTTGGATTTATCAGGAGCTCTTGTGCATCCTGATCTTGGAGCTTATATTTTTACCGGACAAGGGACGGGTCAGGTAACGGTGACAATGGATACGGAACGATCTGCTCATAATGTCGCGGCAGACGGGACTATTATGGTCAGTAAAATCGCTGGTCATAATGGCAAGATTCAGATTCAGTGTCAGCAGACCAGTAATGTGCATAAGTGGCTTTTAGCTGCTGAAAATGCTTTGTATATTGCCGATACAAATGCATGGGCTGAAATGTCCGCTTCTTTGAGAAACACTTCTGATGGAACCAGTCATATTATTGTTGGCATGTCGTTCGGCAAAGTTCCGGATAAGGTTTATCAGGCAGAAGGTCAGATGGTTACTTGGACGTTGTGGGCTGCTAATATCCAGAACATCCCGGCTTAACATTTAACAAAAAAAGGAGAAGATCACATGAAAAGGGAAATGTTTAAAGAGGTAGATGTTGGAGAAAGGAAGTTTAGAATCGGTAGATTGGATGCATTGACAGGCAGTTATATCACTACTCTTATCTTGATGCAGATGCTTCCATTTGGAGATGCTCAAGTAACTGGAGGATCAGGAAAAAACAGATCCTTAATGGATAAGGAAACCTTTATAGATGTTCAGAAAGAATGTTTAAAGGTTGTTTCTGAAGTGAAATCTGTTGGCGGTAATGTGGCTCCTATTCCGATTATGCTTTATGATGGTCGTTGGGGTGTAGAAGGTTTAGAGGAAGATACTATGACCGTTTTGACTCTTA